TACAGCTGGGCGAGGTTCAGGCGAACTGGAGCGAAAAAGAGCAAATGATTAGAGATTCGGGAGATCGCACGGAGTTTGAAACCGGTGCCAAGCGCGATATTTATGATTTTTTGAGGCTTGCTGCGACGATCTCTGAGAAATTTGCAGATGTCTTAAACGCGATTGCGGAATGCAGCGAGAAAGTGACGGCTTGTTTTATGGACTTGTTTGAAGAAATCAAGAGGCCGCCATTGAAGATGATTCTACAGAAGCTGCGTCCTGACTACAAGGACAAGTGCAAAATCCGGTGGCTGGATATTCCCAACAAGGTTATGCAGGGAAGAATCAGGAGGTTCTGCTAATGGGAAATATTTCACGAAAAAGCAAGAAGAAACTTATTCAGAAGATGAAGGCGACGTATCATGAGATTCAACTTATAAAAATCATGTATACTGAAGAAGCATTGCCTCGCTACAAAGTTCCCACAAAATTGTATTGCCGCAACGATGGACGAGATAAGTACCCACATATTGCAATATTCTTTGGAAAAAAGAACCATCCACGAGATGTTGTTGAGGTTTATCAGCATCATGTGAAACTCATTAAGTAAGAAGGGGCTAATCAACGATATGAAAAATACTGAAAGAGACTTGGCGTTCTATGTCGTGGACATCTTCGAGGATCTGCTGGATGAGAAGGACATTGATATTCCTTGTGCAGACAGCAGCGATGAAGATGATAGGCGCAAAAACGAAAGCGCAGCAAGAATCTATGGCACGGAGTACGGCGATCTGGTCGACCGTGTGGAGGCGTTGCTGAAGAAGGGGATGAAGAACAATGTGTAATCCGTCGAAGAAGACGATAAAGCGAATCGAGCAGATGCTGGAGACCAGATTTAGAAAAGTTCTCTGATTTAACCTCGAACGGTATGGCAAGGTTTCGTTTTGAGGGTGATAACTACGATACCATCGCCCATGTTAGCAATATGGAATATAAAGTATACGACTGATTTCAAATCTAATATATACGAAGAAAGTAGTAACCATGCTGCGAAAATTCACTGAGTATATTAAAAAGATATTCCGTAGGACAATTTGAAAATCTATATTTTTATATTTGAAGGAAGATGCTTGTATGCAACGCATGAACATTAAATGCTGCCATTGTGGGGACTATACCCCATTTATCACAGAGGAGAACATTGAAGTTATTTGAAGAATACGGGAGCTATTACATGTGGTACGACCATGAAGCTTAATTACGAGATTTCATGTTGTAATTGTGGACTTGGTCCGGATAAAACTGGCACAGTCCTGATGACATACAACGAAGACAGCATGCAGGGAGTAATTGATGACTCAAATCTGAAACAGCTTATCAAAGAGTGGGATTCTATTTTGAGAGACCCTGAGAAAGAAAAGGGAAACTAATTATGAAGCACACGTTTTGGTTTGAATGTACTGATAATGGTGGTGGACATCAGAGTTTTGTGGTCGTAGCAAATGACAAGCAGGAAGCCATCAAGAAGGGCATGGCATTCGCAAAGAAGCGTGCTTCGGGTGATATCTGTGGGGATTGGACTTGCAGATTGATATCGGAGTGGACAACATGAACAACGACTTCGGAGCACTTACGATACTTGCCCCTAAATGCCAGAAGTGTCCGAAGGTGGAATCTTGTGACCATAAGCTGGATTACAAGCGGTCTGAGCGCGAGAATGGCATCCCCGAACTGAAACAAAAGTGGCAGATCCGTGTGGACGAAGAGGGCGGCACGCACTATGGCGGCGCATCCACCCTGTTGTCTCGCCGTAAGCAGACCGTTCGTGTACCGGAGCGCCGTGGCAGCGTACGTGTTGATAAGGATACTGGTGAGCTCATCTATAAGGAGAGCGGCCGCACCTTCACCGACCCCAAGACAGGGAAGGAGCGCCTCGCTGAGGATACCGTCAGTTTGATCTCGGAGACAAAGGATGCACGCACGCTGTCGTCTGGTACGGTGCAGGAGAATCTGTATGCAGACTTTTCCAATAAGTTGAAGACGATGGCCAATCAGGCCCGCAAAGAGGCGGCCAATATGAAAGGCATCCAGCGCGATCCGCAAGCCGCCAAGGCATACGCAGCAGAAGTGACCTCGCTGAAAGAAAAATACAATAACATGATCGCCAACAAGCCGAAAGAACGCAAGGCGATGCTGATCGCAAATGCCAATATCAAGGCTAAGATTCAGGAACAAGGACTTGATCCGACGATCGATAAGAAAGAAATCAAGAAGATCTCCTCTGTCGAAATGCAGCGTGCCCGTGACTCTGTGGGTGCCAGTGGGCGTAAGTCCAAGGTCACGTTCACGGATCGTGAATGGGAAGCTGTTCAAGCTGGCGCAATTTCGGACAATATGTTGACGAAATTCCTGGATTCGTCTGATTCTGATGAAATTGTAAAACGTGCAATGCCGAAAACTACAACTGCTTTGTCCTCTGCAAAGGTGAACAAAGCGAAAGCAATGCTTCGCGGTGGCTACACGTACGAAGAAATTGCAAAAGCATGCGGCGTGCCTAAATCCACGATTTATGATGCACTCAACAAGTAAAACACGCAAGAAAGAGGCTTTGAATTATGGTTCGATGCTTTCTGACCACGACCGACAACCCGTACGATCCGTGCGAGCAGTTCGAACAGTGGTATCAATATGATGTGGATCATGGCTACAACTCTTCTGGTCTGCTGATGCGGCTGGCAGAGACGTCCTCTCAGTTCACAGACAATGAGAATGCCTATGAAATTGAGCGAGCAATTGATAAAATCGTGGCAAATGATCCGTTGAACATCTACAAAAAGCTCAAGATCGATATCAAAGACGAAAACACAGCGGCGTAAAGTGCTAAAAGCATAGGGAGGGGGTCTCAAAAATGACACCCCCCTCTCAAATCGCGCCGGTCTTTGATATTTCCCCGGAGGGAAAATTGATATTTGGGCTTTAAGAATGCGAAAAGCTGACCGTGTGATATTTGAGGTGTCGCTTGGCCAGCTTTATTTCGTATCGCCGAGGCTGTGGGGAGTAGACTGCGACTTCGGCGGTTTTTGCAAGGGCTCATGGGAGAAAAGTTTCCTCCTTTTGAATCTCATGATGTTGACCTCCAAAATTAACACTTTCATGATAGAGTTTGTTCAGTTCATACACTGCGGCTGAAGACATTTGTTTCTTTTTCTCCTTTCAAATGGTTGGCCATGCTGGTACCTTGACAGCTCCCATGAACCCTTGCAAAAGCTTATACCTTATTATAAATGTGCGAAAAGAGGATAGCGGATGAAACCGAAGAGAAACGCTCCCGGAGAAACGGCTGCGGCTTCGGCCCGGCCAGCGACATCTCCGGAGGCACAAGAGAATTACATGATCAACCTCGCGATGAAGCTGGTGGAAAAGCGGCTGCGCGAAGGAACAGCATCCAGCGCCGAAACGACCCATTTCCTGAAGCTGGCGACGACGAAAGCGGACCTTGAAAAGAAGAAGCTCGAAGAGGAGAACAAGCTGCTGCGGGCAAAGACTGAGACGCTGGAGAATGCAAAGAATTCGGAAGAGCTGTATGCAAATGCCATCAAGGCAATGCGGAAGTACAATGGCCTTGGGGAGGATGACGAGTATGTGGACAACTGAGTTTCTTACGCAGGCCGGAGCTTTTGCGGTGGTTGGGGCACTCGTTATTCTGGCTATGCTGATCAGTGACAGGGATAACAGCACCCGTTTTTTTCTGGCAGGTGATCTTTCCGGTTTGTATTGGATGCTGCGTCGTGGCGAGCATCTGGCTGGCTGAGGTGACGGGATGAATGTAATCACGATACGAGTAAACGATCTGATCATTGTGATGGAGTTCTTGTGCTGTATTCTAACGGTGGTGAACGCATTTACCGATGATACAAGCCCAGCGGACAACATCGGGCATTGGATCACCAAACTCTGTGAGATGGTCATGCTTCTCGTGCTGATCCTTATGACGGCAGGTTTGGGGGAGCTGAGATGAAGAGTTACACTGAACTCTGCCAACTGCCGACGTACGAGGAGAGGCTGGAGTATTTACAGTTGCACGGGGAAGTAGGGAAGGACACCTTTGGGTTTGACCGGTGGCTGAACCAGGCGTTTTATCAATCGAAGGAGTGGCGGCAGTTCCGGGACCGGATCATCGTGCGGGACAATGGCTGCGACCTTGGATGCGAAGACCACCCGATTACGGACTGGGTGCTCCAGGATGGAAAAGCAATCCGACCGAAGATCTCGATCCACCATTTGAATCCTATTACAAAAGAAGACGTTCTCCGGCACAGCGAAAAACTGCTGGACCCGGAGAACGCCATTTGTGTTTCGGCGGCGACACATAAAGCCATCCACTACGGGACGGGCCAAAATGCAAAACTGCCGGACGGAGAACGAAGACCGGGCGACACCTGCCCATGGAGGAAACAACATGTACCGGAGACGAACGTTTGAACCCAAGGAAACGAAAGCGAGCAATGACATCCGTGCGAAGCTGGAGGAAGTGGAACAGATGCTTTGCAAGATCGGCCCTTGCAGGGAACGAAGTCTGGCACTGACGAAATTGGATGAAGCAATGCTATGGGCGAACGTGGCAATTGCTCAGGCCGGTGTGGAAGATTATATGCAATAAAGGAGAAAACAAATGGAAAGTATACTGACCTCGGTGAAGAAGCTCCTTGGGATGACCGAGGAGTATACTGTGTTTGACACCGACCTGATCATGCACATCAACAGTGTATTCATGATCCTGAACCAGATGGGCGTCGGGCCGAAGGATGCGTTCTGCATTACGGACGCGACGGCGACATGGAGCGATTTTACAGGGGAACGGACCGACCTTGCAGCAGTCAAGAGTTATGTAGCGCTGAAGGTGCGGCTGTTCGACCCGCCGCAGAGCTCGGTGATGATGGACGCCATCAAGAACCTGATCAGCGAACTGGAATGGCGGCTTTATGTTGCATGTGACAAGGAGGCAGAGGAATGAGACGGCTTTTATTTTCGGTGAGCGGGCAGAGCCTGCGCAAAGAAGGAAACTTTGCCGGTGTGATCGCCGGAACAAAGGGATATCTGCGCTGCCACTTTGGCATGGCGGAACAGGACTGGCTGGGTGCCAAGAAGATCGCGCTGTTCAACGACCAGTACCCGGCGGCGGTGAATGATGCCGGTGAGTGCATGGTGCCGGATGAAGTGACGGACGGTAAGAGCATTAAGGTGGCGCTGATCGGCCAGAACGGAGTGACCCGCATCAAGACAAACCCGGTATTGATCGAGCAGGTGAGAGCATGACGACAGTAGACGAACTTTTTGCAGCTATGAGCGCCCCGAAGGCAGACCGGGTGATTCTGACCATTGATGAAGATCTGCGCATCATTGACATTCCGAACCTTGCCGTCGTGATCGGTGCAGAGGGCGATAAGGATGTGAACCGGCTCTACTTCAAAATGGACCGGCTTTACCGAGGGACGGACCTGGCGGCGTTTATGCCCCGCATCAACTACATCAATGCCACAGGAAAGCACTATTATTACGATGCAAATGACCTGACCATTGAAGGCGACAGCCTGACGTTTTCCTGGCTGATCCGCGCGCAGGCAGCCGAAGCGAGCGGTATGGTGGAGTTCAGCGTGTGCATGCGGCAGTATAACGGCACGGATCTGCTGGCCGAGTTCAACTCGACGACGGCTTCGATGAAGTGCTTGAAGAGCATCCATGAGGAGGATGCCGAAAACGACTCCAACTATTCGGGCACATTTGACGTACTGGATCAGGCTGTACTGGATCAGGCTGTGATGGTGTGAGGGAAACAGAGCGATGGGGTATCAACGACAAGGAAGTTACAGAGCTTAGACGCTTCGATGGTGTTATGATCGCGAAGCGCAAAGCATCTTGACGTGAAAAAGAGGAGTTCTATGAACTATCATAAACAGAATTTCAGACCAGGACAGAAGCTGTATGCTTCGCAGCTCAACAGCATGGATGACACGATTCTGGAGCTCGTGGACGAATTGCAGAAAATCGGAAGTCTTTCGATCGGGTCGGTCCAGACGGGTGAAAGCGCATCGGCTACGATCACGCGCAGCGAAACAGGGGCATTGCAGCTGAATCTCGTGCTGCCCGTGACGAGCGCCAGCGGAGAGACTGGGGACGGGATCACAGATGCAGCAAAGAGCTACATCCTGACTCTGTTCGAGAACGCAGCTTACACCAACAGCTCCATGCTGAGAACCTGCAATGCTCTTGCAGACTTATGGAAAGGAAAGGTGTAAAAGGTGTCCATTTACGACCTTCACGGCAACTTGCTAACAGGCAAAACCGCAATGGAGAAAGTGTGCATCTACTACGGCTATCCGGTAGGCATCGGGAACAGCTGGAGCGTGGATGGTGCAGTGGCAATATACAAGCAGTATGACCTGTGCGTCCTGGGAGATACCTACGAGCTGCCGGAACAGGAAGTATACACGGAGACCGTTGAGGTGCTCAAAAAACTGGCAGAGGCTGCACCGGATACCCGCGTGGCCGGATACATTCCCATCGGCGTGAAAAGTGTCGGCTCTGACAGCGGCCTGAGCATGGATGAGCTAAAGCGCCGGGTCGGACTGTGGAAGAACATTGGCGCGAAAGGCATCTTCCTGGATGAGTTCGGCTACGACTACGGCGTGAGCCGGGCGCGGCAGAATGAGATCGTGAACTATGTGCACGAGCAGGGGATGTTCTGCATCGCAAACAGTTGGAACACAAATTATGTGTTCTCTTCACTGCCCATGACGCTGGACGATTTGCCGGGGTTTGAGCCAAACCCGGACGGGCAGGTACCGGCCATCGGAAAAATGGATTACAGCCTGCTGGAGAATTTCTTCTACAGCTGCGAGAAGGATGAGAGCGCCGGCAAGGTCACGCTTAAATCGGCCAGCTGCTGGCGCGTGGACGACGGCTACGGATATTATTCCCGGACGCAGGAAGAATATGGCACGACCTACTACGAAAAGTTTGGGACGAAGCTGCTCCAGCTGGACGCCATCCCCCATGATCTGACCGCCACCCAGAAGAATACCCTGATGACCCTTGCTCTGATCGGTGCGAAGATCTTCAACATCCCGGCGCTGGCGTTTGGTGACGAAGACTGGGGCTCCAGCGGATACTACTACGAGTGGGATATCCCGACGGCCATCGACCTGAGCGAGGACACCAGCAAGGGCATTCACGCCGTGCTGGCTGAGAACCGGAGCGAGGACAGCAACAGCTTCCCTTACAAGTGGTCGGCCAGTGTCAACGGAAATACCCTGAGCCTGACCTTTGATGTACAGGACGGCAATGACGAGACCTGGGACGATACGACCCATTACGCCGCAGTCAATGACATCATCGTACGGAACGCATGGCAGACCATCTATGAGTTTGGTGAGGATGTTAAGCAGGCCGTGGCCACAACGAATGCACTCAAGAAGCAGGTGGACGAAGCCCTGCCGACACTGACCAGCGCCGAGACGAAGCTCAAGACTCTGGTAGAGGATGCCGAGACACGCATCAGCACAGCGTCCAGCGAGGCACAAAAGACCATTGACAGCGCACTGGCGGATATAGCTGGTGTGACCGCCGGATTCGGTTTCAAGGAGGTGCAGTGGTAATGGCAGAGAAGAAGAACTTGTTATCGCCCATCAAACAGTGGTCTAAGGGCGGTAACGCATCTGCTACCGTCCAGTATGCGGACGGCGACAATTACAGTTGCTCGTGGACGGCCAGCAGTGAGGGCGACTACATTTACGTCAAGCTTTCTTCGATAGCAGGAAAAAAACTTATCCTCAAGTGCGACGAATTCAACTCCTCCGACGGGCAGGGCTGGATCAACGCCCGCGCCTATACCAACGATGACGACTACACCTCTGTGGTCGATATTCAAAACGCATCCGGTCCGCAAGAGATCGAGATCGACGTTGGGGCAGATGTGACCAATCTTCGCATCTACTTCCGGCATTACTGGGCCTCTGGGGGAATCGACCCGGCTGCTACGCTGACGCTGACAGGCGCATTGCTGTACGAGGACGTACAGCCGGAAAGCCTGACGGCACTGAACTTCCACAAGGTACTGAAGGAAAATCTACCGGCCAAGGTGGACCCCGGCACCCAGCACATCTACTACGTTACCGACGGAACTACCGTACGGGAATACATCGCCAACAAGGAGGGCTATCTCATCCCGGTGGGGGCGACGGATTCTTCCGGCGGGAGCGGTGCGGTGGAGTACACGAATGTCTACACACAGCAGCACATCGACGAGCGGAAGGACGAAATTCTGAAACTGGTGAACGACGGCCACTGTATCGTATGGGCGACCGCGACCGACATCCATGTGCGCATCGAGGACGGCGACGCGGGCCGTTATAATCAGGTACGGGATTTCATCATGGTAACAAACCAGCTGCCCATCGACTATATCCTCTGTGAGGGCGATCTTATGAGTTATTGCCAAGATTGGGGCAACGTTTACGAACCGCGTTGCGACAAAGTACGGAAAATCTTTGACCAATGCCGTTGCCCGTGGTATGTGACACGGGGAAACCACGACTACAATACCGACAGCAACAACCCCGGAAACAGTAACCCCAACATCAAGGACTATACTTCTGATGTGAATAAATACTTTATCACAGACCGGGCATGGACACGGACGATCGCGGCGAAAATGCCTTTCACTATGCAACACCGGGTGCACTTTGATGAAGCGCATCCTCAAAATGGCTACTTTTACGTGGACGACTTCGAGCACAAGCACCGCATCGTGATGTGCAACAGCGAGGAGACAATGGAGACCGACACCGGCCACGCATGGGTGGGCACGGACGGACAGATCGACGCCTTTATCTCCGGTGTTCAGAGTCTGGCGCAGGTAGAGTGGCTCATTACCAAAGCAATGGATTTTTCCGACAAGGAAGACCGGGCTGACTGGGTGGTGAGTTTCCACAGCCATACGGTGCCATACTCGGACATGAACGAAGACGACAGAAGCGAGTTCCATGGTTACGGTTGGGACAACCCGGAAATTCGTGCTCTTGTTGTGGCCTTTATGAATGGGCGGGATCTGAATTTCAAGTACAGTGTGGTGGACGTAGACAAACATACATGGATGGATTACGAGAAAGCATGTACATTCTCCAAGCAAGGCCCAATGAAAGTGCTGGGCTGGTTTGGCGGGCACTGCCACGATGACTGTTACCGGAAAGTGAACGGCCTGAACGTGGATATTTCCACCTGTACCTGCTCCTCCCAGCGCAAGGACTGGGGTAAAGACCCGACCCCGAAGAAGATGGCCCCGGAGCGGAACAGCACCAACCTTGCCATGAGCGTGAATATCTTTATCGTGAATCTGGACAAGCGGAAAATCAACATGGTTAAACTGGGCAGCAAACGGGACAACACAGTGAAGACCAGTTCCGATCTGGAATTTACTTACTGAGCAAGCAGGCGAACTGCCGCTGGTACGGCATCGTACACAACCTGAGCGACGCACCGAGCACACTGCAATAACGAAGGAGTATAAATTATGGCACTCTCGAACACGGCAACGCCGATCTACTACGGCCGTTTTCGGGAGGCCGTGATGCGTGGCGAAATACCCGTTTGCCGGGAAATTTCCATGGAAATGAACCGGATCGACGACCTGATCGCAAACCCCGGCATCTATTACGACGACAAGGCGGTAAACGGCTTCATCGCGTTCTGCGAGGACGAACTGACCCTGACCGACGGCACCGACGTGAAGCTGCTGGACAGTTTCAAGCTGTGGGCCGAGGAAATTTTTGGGTGGTACTACTTCGTGGAGCGGAGCGTCTATGTGCCCAATGAGCGCGGCGGCGGACATTATGAGACCCGGCGGATTAAGAAGAGGCTGGTGACGAAGCAGTACCTCATCATTACCCGCTCGGCTGCAAAGACCATGTACTTGGAGTTTTTGCAAGCTTACTTCCTGACGGCATACACCACGACGACCCAGCAGCTGACGACCGCTCCGACCATGAAGCAGGCCGAAGAGGTTCTGGCTCCGTTCCGTACGGCGCTGGCGCGGGCAAGGGGACCGGTGCTCAAGTTTATGACGGAAGGCAGCCTCCAGAACACCACCGGCTCGAAGGCCGACCGCGTGAAGATGGCGTCCACGAAGAAGGGCATCGAGAACTTCCTGACGAACAGTCTGCTGGAAGTGCGCCCGATGACCATCGAGAAGCTTCAGGGCCGCCGCGACACCATGGCGACGGTGGATGAATGGCTCTCCTGCGACATCCGGGAAGATCCCATCGGTGCTATCGAGCAGGGCGCGGCCAAGAACGAGAATTATCTCATCGTGGCGGCAAGCTCTGAAGGAACCGTGCGCAACGGCTGCGGCGACGACATCAAAATGGAATTGATGGAGATCCTGAAGGGGGAGTACATCAACCCTCACGTCTCCATTTGGTACTATAAGCTCGACTCCATCGATGAGGTGGGACAGCCCGAAATGTGGCTGAAAGCAAATCCGAACCTCGGCAAGACGGTGAGCTACGAGACCTATCAGCTCGATGTGGAGCGCGCGGAGAAATCCCCAAGCGCACGGAATGATATTCTGGCCAAGCGCTTCAACCTGCCCATGGAGGGTTACACCTATTTCTTCCCATACGAAGAGACGCTGTGCCACCGCAAGCGGGACTATTGGCAGATGCCCTGTGCCATGGGAGCAGACCTTTCCATGGGCGACGACTTCTGCTCGTTTACCTTCCTGTTCCCGCTGTCGAACGGATATTTCGGCGTGAAAACGCGGGATTACATCACGAGCTACACCCTGAGCCAGCTGCCCATCAGCCGACGGAACCAGTACGAGGAGTTCATGAACGAGGGGACGCTGTTCGTGTTCGACGGCACCGTGCTGGACATGATGCAGGTGTACGAAGATCTCGACAAGTTCATTCAAGAGAACGAATACGACGTGCGAGCCTTTGGCTACGACCCTTACAACGCGAAGGAGTTCGTGGAGCGGTGGGCGCTGGAGAACAGCAGCTTCGGCATCGTGAAGGTGATTCAGGGTGCCAAGACCGAAAGCGTGCCGCTGGGCGAGCTGAAAAAGCTGAGCGAACAACGGAAGCTGATCTTCGATGAGAAGCTGATGCAATTTGCCATGGGCAACTGCGTTACTTTGGTGGATACCAACGGCAACCGGAAGCTCTACAAACAGCGGCAGGATCAGAAGATCGACGCCGTGGCGGCTATGATGGACGCTTACATTGCATGGAAGCAGAACCGGGATGCGTTTGAGTGAGGGTTATTTCTGATAGCGCTTCTCCCAGTTGTCCCAATAATACTTTTGAACCTCTTCATCGGTCATCTCACGGCCAAAGGTTCTAAAGAACCTGATTTTCATCTCATCCGTATCATACCGAAGATATACACGAATTCTACCGGGAACAGTTTCATTTTCCTTCCCGTCAAAGACGCGAGTGCTTTTTCCCTGCGAGAACTGAATAGGAACACCCTTACGGATTTCACAAAAGCCCGTGGAACCACCCGTCTTTTCCCAATAGTGATTTATTGGGCCATCGAATTCGCCAGCCGACAGTCTTTCTAAAAGCCGCAGTTCGGTATCCGTGAAATGAGGTTTATTATCAAGCGCATCCATTGAAGTCAGATTATATTCATGGAAAATTGAATTGGACATCTGACCACCGAATTTTTGAAGGAAATCCAGTTTTTCCTCGTCGGTATTCCATGTTTTTACAATAATAGGTTTAGTGTACTTTTGTCCTGACGATGTCGATAGAGGTCTGGATTCTGTTTTTGTTGGAATGCCTGACATGATCCAGTAGCTAACAATAAAGCTACGAGAATCATAAAAAGGTTTCCCGACAGGCTCATCCGTGTTGGCGAGAATACACAGGAGTGATTTCTCGTGCTTAGTCATGAGGCACCTTCTTTCTCAATAGGTTGATTCATTGAGAAGAGTATATCACGGTAAATAAACGTTGTAAATCTAAGAAAGGGGCGATGAAATGAACGATTGGTGGGACTACCTTTAGCACGGGTGGTTCGGCAGCAGCCGGAAACACAGCTTGGAAAGAAAAACTATAAGAAAGCAAAATGGCAAAAGAGCTTGTTCATTCCGGACGGATATACAAGAGCTGCTGTGAAAAAGAAATGAGGCGATGAGGTAAATATGCGAGTATACAGTGACGAGCTATACCATTGGGGCATCAAGGGCATGAAGTGGGGCGTGCGGCGGTACCAGAACAAGGACGGCACCCTGACGACCGCAGGCAAAAAGCACTATGCCGGAGATGGGAACGCCGGTTCAGAAGATGAACCGAAGGTGGAATATGCACCGAAACGCTCTGGCCGGAATGCAGAGGATTACTCCGACGAGGAGCTGCGAAGCCGCATCAACCGGCTCCAGATGGAGAAGCAGTACCGTGATCTTCAGGGGCAGACGAACATCCGCGCCGATGATCCGAACAAGGAACTGAAGGCCGAGAAAGAGCGGCTCCAGCTCCAAAAGGACGTGAAGCAGTTGCGGAAGGACGTATACAGCGGGCAGAGCTTTGCAAAGAGTGTGATGCAAGATGCCTCGAAGCAGTTTCTGACCAAGGCGGTTTCCGGCGCGATGAGTTACAGCGCAAAGCAGTTCATCAGTAAGGAACTGAAGAATCCGGAGCTTGCGAACGCCATCGTAAGCGGCAGCGCCGGTGGTCAGCAACAGCAGAAGAAAGACGACGACAAGAAGGACTAGCCCTGCTTCGAAGAGCCCCTCAGTCAGCAAAGCCGACAGCTCCCCCGATGGGGAGCATTTTTCAAAATGGAGGAAGACCAATGGCACAGAGTATCGGTTCCCGCCTGAAGAGGGCGTGGAATGCGTTTACGAACCGGGACCCTCCCGGAAGAAGTTACTATGACGGAGGATACAGCTACCGGCCAGACCGGGTGCGGCTGAACCGGGGAAATGACCGGACCATCCTGACCGCCATCTACACCCGCATTGCGATGGATGCGGCCAGCATCACCATCAATCACGTAAGGCTCGATGAAAACAACCGCTTTGATGAGGTCGTTGATTCGGGCCTTAATTCTTGCCTGAATTTATCCGGCAACAAGGACCAGACCGGGCGCGCCTTGCGGTACGACCTGTTCCTTTCCGTCCTCGACGAGGGCGTGGTGGGGCTGGTGCCGGTGGACATCGACATATACCCGGAGATGGGTGAAGCCAAGATCGAGTCCATGCGGGTAGGCAAGATCAAGGAATGGTACCCCGACGACGTGCGGCTGGAAGTGTACAACGACCGAACCGGACAGCGGGAGGAGATCACCCTGCCGAAAAGTCAGGTGGCCATCGTTGAAAACCCGTTCTACGCCGTGATGAACGAGCCGAACGGAACCATCCAGCGGCTGATCCGGAAGCTGAACCTGATGGACGTCATCGACGAGCAAGTGGGCAGCGGAAAGCTCGACATGATCATCCAGCTGCCTTACGTGGTTCGGAGCGAACAGCAGAAACAGCGGGCCGATGAGCGCCGCGCCGAGGTGGAACGCCAGCTTTCCGGCTCCAAATATGGCATCGCCTACATCGACGGCACCGAGCATGTCACGCAGTTGAATCGCAGCCTCGAAAACAACCTTCTGAAGACCGTGGAATACCTGACGAACATGGCATACAGTCAGCTGGGTATCACACCGGACATCATGAACGGCACTGCTAACGATACTGTGATGACCAACTACGAGAACCGGACCATCGAACCCCTTGTGGCGGCTGTTGTAGACGAGCTGAAGCGGAAGTTCCTGACCGAGGAAGCACGGGCCAAAGGCGAATCCGTGATGTATTTCCGCGATCCGTTCAAACTGGCACCGGTCTCCATGGTTTCAGAGATGGCAGACAAGTTCACCCGCAATGAGATCATGACCTCGAACGAGTTCCGACAGGTGATCGGCATGAAGCCCTCGAAGGACCCGAAGGCCGACCGACTGGAGAACAGCAACATCAGTCGGCCGAACGAGGAGGACGGGGTGCAGAAAACAATTACGGCTGGAAAAGAAGCCGTGGAAAGGAGTATTGCAAATCGAAATGGTTAATTTTGACTACGATTGCAGCGGCTGGGCGACCAAAGCGAACACCCGCTGCTACGACGGGCTGACCATTGCGCAGGACGCATTCAAAGAGTGCGACGGCAAGGTGGTGCCCATGGTGTACAACCACGACCATGGCGACATCGGCAACGTGATCGGCCACTGTCTGCTGGAAAACCGCCCCGGCGGCGTGTACTGCTACGCCAAGTTCAACGACACGGACACCGGCCGCACGGCGCGTAAGTGCGTGGAGAGCGGTGACCTGAACGCCTTTTCCATCTTCGCCAACGGCTTGCAGAAAGTGGGAAAGACCGTGAAGCACGGCTTCATCCGGGAGGTGAGCCTCGTACTGGCGGGCTGCAACCCCGGCGCAATCATCGACGAAGTCATCAAGCACTCGGCCGACGAGGACTACGAGGGCGGGGAGGCGTTCATCATCTCGGACACGGCGCTGAGCCTTGAGCATGGGATGGACCCGGACGGCAACCCGCTGGAAGAGCTGACTCACAGCGCGGATGACGGCGAACATAAACAGGAGGAAGCCAAAATGGCGGACGAAAAACAGAACGAAGGCAAGACGCTCAAAGAGGTCTACAACAGTATGACCGACGAGCAGAAGGAATGCTGCCACGCACTCGTGGGCTTGGCCCTTGAGAAAGCGGACGGCGGCGAAGACAACGGCGAGGAGGATGAAACCGTGAAGCAGAATGTTTTTGACAAGGGCACCCGCGAGACTGTGCTTCAGCACAACATGGACGACATCAACAACGTCATCAAGACGGCCAAGACCCATGGCACCATGCGGCAGGCCTTTGAGGACGCCGGGATGAACGGCGATGAGCTGGCCCACAGCATCGACAATGTGGAATGGCTGTTCCCGGACGACAAGAATCTGGACACCCCGCCCCGTATCATCGACCGCGACCAGAGCTGGGTCAGCAAGGTCATGGGCGGCGTGCACCACATCCCCTTCAGCCGCTTCAAGAGCATGTTTGCGGACCTGACCGAGGAGGACGCCCGCGCTAAGGGTTACATCAAGGGCAACTTCAAGAAGGAGCAGGTTTTTGGTCTGCTGCGTCGTTCCACCAGCCCCACCACCGTGTACAAGAAGCAGAAGATGGACCGCGACGACGTGATCGACATCACCAGCTTCGACGTGGTGGCATGGCTGAAGACCGAGATGCGCACGAAGCTGAATGAGGAGATCGCCCGCTCCATCCTGATCGGTGACGGCCGTCTGGCAGGTTCCGAGGACAAGATCGACGAGCAGTGCATCCGCCCGATCTTCAACGACAGCGACCTGTTCACCATTAAGGTGCAGGTGAAGACCACCGGCCTTTCCACCGCAGAGGATAAGTACAAGGAAGTCATCAAGTCGATCTTGCGCGCACGCAAGGAGTACAAGGGCGCGGGCAACCCGACTTTCTACACCACCGAGGACATGCTGACCGAGATGCTGCTGCTGGAAGACGGCATCGGCCACCCGCTGTATGCAGACGAGGCCGCGCTGGCCCGCAAGCTGCGTGTTTCCTCCATTGTGACCGTGCCCCAGATGGAAGGTATGAAGGGCGCAAAGGGCGGCGACTTCATCGGCCTGATCGTGAACCTCGCCGACTACACCGTGGGTGCAGACAAGGGTGGCGCAGTTTCCATGTTCGACGACTTCGACATCGACTTCAACGCCATGAAGTACCTGATCGAGACCCGCTGCTCCGGCGCGCTGACCACCCCGTACAGCGCCATGGCTGTTGAGTGGACTGCTTAAAGAGAAAGGATATGAATATGCTGAACACCATCTACGAGACCGGTCACGACCTGCATGTGGCAAACTACGTTGCCTACCTGCACACCGACAAAAAGCTGTACGAGGACGAGGCTCACAAGGTTCAGGCCAAGAAGGCCGACGTGGAGAAGGCCTTTAAGCTGGGCCGTCTGATCGTGGTTGCTACCGATAAGACCTACCTGCCTGTGGCCCTGATGGATGCTGGTGTGGTCGTGACCGATGGCACCACCGCTACGACCTGCACGATGGCAGCAGACGAGGGCTGATTTTTCAGACCCAAAAGTTAGCTGTGACTAATCAAAATGGAGAGTGAGACTGCTATGAGATGGAGCGGAGTGATCGGGTTCGCGGATACCAGCGAAGAGGCCCCCAGCGTATACGTGGAGCATATCACGGAGCGGCGCTATTACGGCGACGTGGTGGAATTTGGGCGGCAGATGCAGGGCAGCGACAAGATCAACGAGGACGTGACCCTCTCGAATCAACTCAGCGTCCTCGGCGATCCGTTCGCTCAGAGCAATCTCTATGCCATGCGATACGCAACGTTCGGAGGACGGAAATGGAAGGTGGAGAGCGTGAAGGTACAATACCCGCGCCTGATCCTGACGCTGGGAGGGGTGTGGAATGAGTAATGTTCGTTTGAATGTGGACGCGCTTTTGCGCGATGTAATGAACAAAACCACGGGCTGCACAAACCTGTATTACCAGCCTCCCACCGGACTCCGGATGAAATACCCCTGCATCGTGTACAGCGAGAGCCGGATCCAGAACCGGCACGCAAACGACCGCGTTTACATCCAGCACCCGTTTTATACGGTGACTGTGATCGACGCGGATCCCGATTCGAAACTCAAGGCGGCCGTATCCGTACTCCCGAAGTGCGCGTACGACCGCCAATTTGTTTCGGACAATTTATATCATACCGTTTTTACACTTTATACCTGATAGGAGGTAACCTATGTCCAGACTGATTTGGGACGCCATTGGCGAAAAGTTCTATGAAATGGGCACCAAGATGGGTGTCCTGTACCCCATGAAGGAAGACGGCAGCTACGAGAACGGCGTAGCTTGGAACGGCCTGACCGCCGTGACCGAGTCGCCCTCCGGCGCAGAGGAGACCAAGCTCTACGCCGACGACATCAAGTACGCATCCCTGCGTAGCGCCGAAGAGTACGACTACACCATTGAGGCGTACACCTACCCTGAGGAGTGGGAACCCTGCGACGGCTCTGCACAGGTGGCGACCGGCGTGACCATCGGCCAGCAGAAGCGCAAGGGCTTCGGCTTCAGCTGGGTGACCACCGTGGGCAACGATGTTTCCGATGAGGTGGGTAAGAAGATCCACATCGCATGGAACTCCACCGCCTCCCCCTCTGAGAAGAGCTATGCCAGCATCAACGACAGCCCCGACGCCATCACCTTCAGCTGGGAGTGCTCGACTTCGCCGGTCAACGTCAGCGGTTTCCGCCCGACTTCCCACATGGAGATCGACTGCTCGAAGCTGAAGGCTGACACTGTGAAGGCCATCGAGGACAAGCTCTGGGGCACCGAGAACGCAGAGGCAACGCTGCCCACCCCGGCGGAGATCATCACCCTCGTGACCACCAGCGAGGCGGCTGCGGCGTAAGATCGCCCTCTCAGCGCGCAATGCGCCGTTGGCGCAGTTGCTTACAGCTCTCCCAAAGGGCGAGCTCTGCTTAGAGGAACCCCTCAGTCAGCAAAGCTGACAGCTCCCCGATGGGGAGCATTTTTCAAAATAAAGGAGAAGAACAAACATGCTGAAGAAAACGATGCAGACCGTCGATTTTGGCGGCACCGAGCGCACGGAAACCTACTATTTCAACCTGACGAAGGCTGAGATCATGGAGATGCAGCTGGGCACGGAGGGCGGTTTCGTGGAGATGATCCACCGGATCGTGGACGCCAAGAGCCAGCTGGAACTGGCCGAGATGTTCAAGAAGATCATCTGCAAGAGCTACGGTGTGCTGAGCCCCGACGGCCGCAAGTTCATCAAGAATCAGGCCGTGCTGGACGACTTCATGGCCACGCAGGCCTTCAGTGACCTGTACATGGAGCTGGTCGGCGACGATAGCAAGGCCGCCGCATTCTTCGAAGGCATCATGCCCGAAGACATTAAGAACGAGAAGAAGCCCGCCGCCCCTGCGCAGCCGGGCCTTACCATGATCGAGGGTTCTGCCGTGGAGCAGTAAGATTGCCCTCTCAGCGCGGAGCTCCCCCCAAATGGGTGAGCCCTGCTTAGAAGAACCCCTTAGTCAGCAAAGCTGACAGCTCCCCGATGGGGAGCATTTTTTTGTGAGCCCCCACGAGAGCGGCTCACTTCATTTAGACACCCCAAGGAGAGACAGAAGATGTTGAAATTGACCGTTGCCGGTGAACAGAGCTGGAATCCCCGGATAGAGGAGTTCGAGTACACAAAGCCGGTGGAATTACGGCTGGAGCACTCCCTGCTCTCCTTGGCTAAATGGGAAAGCAAGTGGCATGTGCCGTTCCTGACCAGTTCCGGAAATATGACACGGGAGCAGCAGCTCGATTACATCCGCTGCATGACCGTGACGCAGGGGGCTGACCCCGCTGTATACCGGAAACTGACACGGGAACAGCTGACAGCCATTAACGAATATATGGACGACCCGATGACCGCCACATGGTTTGCCGGGGAACCCAAACCGAACGAACCAAAAGACAAACGAACCGCCCGGCCCAAGCGCCACCCTCCCCACGGAGGGACCACCACAACAGCCGAGGTGTTATACGCCCAGATGTTCGCACTGGGCATCCCGAAAGAGTGCGAAAAGTGGCACCTGAACCGGCTTTTGACCCTGATCCGGGTGGGACAGGAGATGAATGCACCGCAGAAGAAGATGACGCCCGGTGAGCGGATGAGCCAGCAGAGGGCGCTGAACGCGCAGCGGAAAGCCAAGATGCACACGAGGGGATGATGCCCTTTCAGCGGGCTTGCCCTCTCAGCGCGCAATGCGCCGTTGGCGCAGTTGCTTACAGCTCTCCCAAAGGGCGAGCTCTGCTTAGAGGAACCCATCAGTCAGCAAAGCTGACAGCTCCCCGATGGGGAGCATTTTTCAAAATGGAGGCCCTACGACAGAGGGTGAACAGCACAATGGCGAAAGTAATCATCTTCAAGCAAAAGGGCGACTGGAAAAAGAGCCGGAAGTTTCTGAAGCGGTGCTCGGAGCTGGACCTTGACGCCATCCTCGACCAATACGGCCGGGAAGGCGTGGAGGCACTGGCCAAGGCGACCCCGAAGGCCACGGGCAAGACGGCGGCCAGCTGGAGTTACGGCGTAACCAAGGGGAAAGACCGGATCACAATCACATGGCGGAACGCGAACATCGTAGACGGCGTGCCCATCGCGGTGATCTTGCAATACGGACACGCGACACGGAACGGCGGATATGTAGAAGGCGTGGATTACATCAACCCGGCCATGCGGCCCATTTTTGAGCGGATCGCGGCACGGGCGTGGGGCGAGGTGAGGACGGAATGAGCAGAGAAGTAGACAGCCGCGTTGTTGAAATGCAGTTCAACAACGAAAACTTTGAGAAAAACACAAAACAGACCATCGGCACCATCGACAAGCTGATGAAAAAGCTCCAGTTCAAGGGAGCGGAAAAGGGCTTTGAAAAGCTGGACGCTGCCGCCGAAGATGTGGATTTTTCCACGATGCAGCGGAGTCTGGACACACTGGAGTCCAAGTTCTCGACCCTGAACATCGTGGCCACCACCGCCCTGATGAACATCACCAACAAGTTTGTGGATGCGGGCGAAAAAATGGTGAAGAGCCTGTCCTTCGATCAGCTGATGAGCGGCTGGAACAAGTATGTGGAGAAGACCGGCAACATCCAGACCATCATGAATGCTACCGGCGACAGCATCGACACGGTCAACGGTTACCTGAACAAGCTGATGTGGTATTCGGACGAGACCAGTTTCAGCTTTAACGAGATGACCAGCGCACTTTCGCAGATGACGGCATCGGGCGGCGACATCAAGAAGATGATCCCCATGATCATGGGTATTGCGAACGCAACGGCAGACGCAGGTAAAAGCGGCTTTGCGTTCCAGAGCACCATCCGGAATCTGACCCAGAGTTACAGTGCGGGGCACTTGCAGCTTCAGGACTGGAAGAGCCTGAACCTGATGGGCACGGCAACGAAAGCCCTGAAACAGGAGCTGATCGACACGGCCGTGGAGCTGGGCACCCTGAAAAAGGGCGAGGTGACCATCGGCAGCTTCGAATCCAGCCTTTCGCAGAAATGGGCCAACACGAAGGTCATGGAAAAGACCTTCGAAAAGTACGCCTCCATGATGGAAGCAGCCTATGAGATGACCCAGAAAAACCCCGGCATGACCAGCTCGGAAGCGCTGGAAAAGCTGAGCGGGCAGTATGGCGAGCTGGCGGAACGAAGCGCACTGGCGGCCCAACAGGCGAAGAGCTTTTCCGAAGCCATCGACTCCACGAAGGACGCGGTAAGCTCCAAGTGGATGAAGAGCTTCGAGCTGATCTTCGGCAACAAGGAAGAGGCCACCGACACATGGACCGAGCTGGCAAACCGGCTGTATGACATCTTTGTGCCGCCCATCGACGCACTGAACGAGCGGCTTTCGAAGGGGCTGGACAGCGGGTGGCAGCAGCTGAACAGCAAGCTGGGCGACCAAGCAGAGGTCTATGACACCGTATTGCAGAAGGTAGCCCTTGCCAGCGGTGCGGTGACGGAAGAATCCATCGAGGAAGCGGGCAGCTTTGCAAAGGCGCTGGAAGAAGGCGGCGTGAACGCGGAGCTGCTTCAAAATGGATTGGATTCCACCCTTGTGACCCTGCGCAATTATCTTGCACTGAGTGACAAGGAGCTGAATGCACGGAACCTCGACAAAGAAGCCATCCAGAAGGACTACGATGCACTGACCAAGCTGAACGAGGAAGTGCGGAACGGGACGGTCAACCTGATCGATTACGCCAAGGGCATGAGCCAAGTATCCGGACGACAGCACCTGATGCAGAGCCTGTGGAATATCATGGACGCCATTGGGAAGGTAGTGCAGCCCATCACGGAGGCCTTCCATGAGCTGTTTCCGCCCGCAGACGGCGACCGCATCTACAGCTTTGCGGAGCGGCTCGACCTGATGACCCAGAAGCTCATCATCAGCGACGAGACGGCAGCGAAGATCAAGAAGACCTTCAAAGGCGTTTTCAGCGTGCTGAAGGTGTTCACAACGGCCCTTTCGAAAGTGGGAGCCGTGGCAAAAGAGGCCTTTGGGCTGGCACTGAACGCGCTGAAGCCGGTGGGCGAGGTGCTGCTGAACGTAAGCGCCGGGTTCGGGGAGTTCCTTGAGACTGTAATGCAGACAGTGACCGGAAGCGGCACCCTGAAGGAAAAGCTGGGCGGTGTGAAGACAGCGCTCGGCAAACTGTTGAGCCCGCTGAGCGACCTTGGCGGGATGATGAAAAATACGAAGATTGCCCAGTACATCGGAGAGTTCATCGAACAAGGCGAAAACGCCACCGGTGTGCTGGGCAATTTGTATTCCGTCGGCAAGCGGGTCTTCGGGATGCTGAGCGTGCTGGTGCAGGGCGTGGCCAGCGGCGGAGTAGGGATCCTGAGCGGGCTTGGCATGGTCGTGGGTACGCTGCTCGGAAAGCTGGGAAGCCTTGGGCAGACCATCTCCGACTTTATCGGGCTTTCTATGCCAACGATGGAAGAATTCCAGCAGAGCCTGACCGACATGCCGAAGAATCTGGCGGCCTCTATGAGCGAGTTCGCTTCCGGGTTCAAATCCAGCATGGACAAGATCAATGGCAGTGTGGGCGACGCCTTTGCACCGGTGAAGCAGTTCTTCACGGCGCTGAAAGAGGGCTTCGACTCCATTACCGGAACAGATGTCTATCGCTTCATGTCCCTGATCGACGTGGGGCTTCTGGCCGTGGCTATCAATCAGGTGGCGAAGGCGATGAACAGCCTGAAGAAGATGCTGCAAACCCCGCTGACCGGAATGCTGGATTCCATCTCCGGCACCTTCAAGCAGTTGACGAGCGCCATCAAGACATGGCAGAAGAACAACGCCAGCAAGACCTTGGTGAGCATGGCAAGCGCCGTACTGATCTTGGCCGGGGCGATGTACGTGATGAGCAGGATCGACCCCGACCGATTCTATACAGTTTCCGTCGTTACAATGACGAGCATCGTTCTGCTGGCAAGTGCGGCAAAACTGTTGGAACCGACGGCGAAGAAGTTCAATAAGGCATTTGACAGCCTGAAATCGAATGTACTGAACGCGGCGATTCTGTGGGGAACTGCGGCGGCGCTGATCGGGCTGGGGGTGGCGGTAGGTTCCATTACAAAAGGTTTATCGAACCTTGTGGCGGCACTGAACGAAGGCGATATCGCGGCGAATGCGGCGGCATTGGCAATTGCTGCCACCGCTGTGGTCGCGTTAATGCTGGCCATGGGCGAACTGAGTAAGGCGTTGATGATCGGCGAAAAAGTCATCAACCACAAAGTGCTGCTTTCCACGGCGGCAGAGATGATCGCGCTGGGAAGCGCCATCAAGATCGTTTCCACGGCGTTGGAACCGCTGAGCCAGATCAAGTTCACAAGCCTTGCGAAAGCAGGACTGGCGGTAGTTTCGCTTGGCGGACTGCTGACGAGTATGGCGACCGTTGTGGCTGCGGTGCAGAAGCTGATCGGCCCCACCGGATTTCAAAATGGAGCCGCAATCGCAGCAATGGCAAGCGGCATCTGGATCGCGGCACAGGCAGTATCCAGCATTGCAAATATCAAACTGGTCAACCTCGACGCGGCCATGACGAGCATCAAGACCCTGATGCTGCTGATGACCACGATGTCGGCACTGTCCGCCAAGACAAAGTTTACTTCCGGCGCGGCTATCTTCATGATGTCGTCGTCCTTGATCGTTCTGGCAGGAGCAGTGGAGCTGTTTGCCGTAATGGGCGATGGGGCAATCGATGGGCTGATCAAAGTTTCTGCCGGACTGACCGCATTGAGCATTGCATCGCAAGCCGCTGGGGCGGACGGAGCAATGGCTATCATGACAATGTCTACGGCGATGCTGGTGCTGGCGGGAGCTGTGGCGGTTTATGAAAAACTCGGCGATGGAGCATGGAGCGCAATGCTCAAATGCGGAGTTGCACTTGGCGGAATGGGCGTGGCCGTCTTCGCACTGTCCAAAATGTCCGGGGACGCCCTTCAAGCCGCTTGGACGATCAACACCCTTTCGACTGGCATGATCAAGCTGGCCGCTGCGTGCGCAATCTTCAATCTGGTGAAGTGGCAGTCGCTTGCGACGGCGGCTGTGGCACTGGGCGGGCTCATTGCGATCCTGTTCGGAGCCGGTTGGCTGGCCACCAAACTGCCGGTCGTGAGCGTCGGCTTTACCGCTCTTGCCACGGCATTCGACAAGTTTGCATCGGCGGCGCTGAAGCTGGCGGGAGCGACCGCCATTCTTGGCGTGCTCTCGATGTTTGCAGGACCTATCTGCCAAGCCATCATCAATGCGGCTCCTGATATTCAGGAAGCGCTCATCAGCGTGATCACAGTGCTGTGCAATGTCATCATTCAGTGCGCTGAACCAATTGCATTGGCGTTGGCAGCACTTGGCACCGCGGCAATTGTGGCAATCATGACAATCCTTGCAAATCTGTGGGAAATGATCGAACCGGCGTTGAATGATTTGTGGGACAAATTTACAGATTGGTGCTCCAAGCATAACCCATTCGATCCTTCGAATTGGGGCGGGACGAATGACAAGATTGCAGCAAACACCGAGATGGTTCGGAAACATTTTTGGCAGCCATTCGAAGATATCATGGACGAGCTGAAGAATGGCAACTCGTTCATGGCTGGAGTTTATCAGCAATTCTTCAAGGTAGGCGAAAATGCCTCTGAGGGCAACGCTAAGGGACAGCTAAAAGGAAAAAATGAGGTGGCCAATGCTACTACCGAAGTAGCAAATGCAAGCATTGACGCCGCAAAGACTGCATTTGATTCCCACTCACCCTCCCGCGTAATGGAGGAAATCGGACGGTATGTTACGTTAGGTCTAGCCAATGGCATTTCCGACTCCAATGCACTGGAGCGGGCAAAAGCCGCAATGCTGAATGCTGCAACCGCCATCCGGAATGTATTTACGACCTTCTGGGGCATCCATTCGCCCAGCGACCTTGCAGCCACCGATGCGGAGAACATCCTTGAAGGTGCTATCCTTGGCATGGCGGACGAAAATGCCCGTGAACGGCTGCGACAGGAAAGCTACAATGCAGCCAGCGAAGTGAACAAGGGTGTCGGTCAGGCGCTGGATGAGGCAACAGCAACCGTACAAACAAAGATGCAGGGGCTGTATCAGGCCTTCAAGGCGGGCAACCCACTGAAGGGTAATGCCGCTTATCAAAATGAAATCAAAGATGCGGCAAAGGAACTGACCGATGCTCAAAACAACAATGTCCTGATCCCCGGAAAGAATGGCATCACGAAAGCGGGAAACAGCAGCAAGACGCCTTCCACGTTGGAGCAGATCCAAGAAACCGTCAAAAATGGTGTTGCGACGCTGACACAGCCGGTCCAGAGTTATATCGACGAGACGATCGACTCGCTGTATCAGAAAACATCTGACACGGTGGCTGATGCAACCGGCTCCACCAGCAAAGGCCATTCCGGCACTTCGAAGAGTACGAAGACCGCGGCGGACAACCTTGTGACCGAATACTCCAAGAAGCTGAAGGAAAACAAGGCCAAGATGGACGCGGCGGACAAGGAGTACAAGCTCTGGGAGGCGACGAGCGGGGACACCGCCACGGCGGAAGAACTGCTGGCCAAGAAGACCGAGAGCCTGACCACCGAGATTGCGAACCAGACCGACAGGGTTGCCATTGCGAAAGAGCAGTATGACAAGATTGTGGCCGAGGCCAGCAGCACTGACACCCAGAAGAGCGACGCCTACGCTACCTTACTGGATGAGCAGACCACGTTGGCAGACCTCCAGCATGAAAAACAGGAGACCTTGTTCAAGGCCATCAAGGACCGGTACGACAACGAAGCCGACACGGCCACCGATGAATACGAACTGTGGAGTGCACTGTACGAAGACACGGCGAGTGTGGAGGAGAAATCCAACAAGAAGATCGCGAACATCGACCGGAAGCTGGCGGCACAGGCGAAGGTCGTGACTGCGGCGGAGGACGACTACACTGCCCTGAAAGCGGAGTTCGGTGAGAAGAGCACCAAGACGCAGGAAGCTTACCGGCAGTGGCTGGAGGAGCAGACGGCCCAGCAGAATCTCATCAACGAGATGAACAAGGCCCAGCTCGACGCCTTTGACGACGCGCTGGCCGTACTGGAAAAGCACGAGAAGCTGGTGACCAACCGCCAGAACATGCTGGCTAAAATTTACGGCGACGGCGATCTCTCCCAGCGGGAGGAAGCCTACAAGGCAGCGGTCGAGAAATACGGCGAGAACAGCAAGGAGGCCCGGAAAGCGGCAACGCAGGGTACCATGACTGCCATCATCGGCGTGGGCACGGCGCTGGACAGCATGAGCTACAGCCTGAAAAAAGTGACGAACCGGCAAACGAAGTACACCGAGGCCATCGCCAAATTCGGCAAAGACAGTGACGAAGCACTGGACGCCTATGCAGACTTGCAGAGCGAACAGTACAACTTCGTGGGATTTGCGGAGAACTTGGCTGACGCCTTCGAGATGGACGACAGCGGTAAGCGCATGATGATGCAGCTGGGCTATGCCATCTCCCGGAACTGGAAGCCCATTCAAAATGGATTCAAGACCGTGATGGCAAAGGTCCAGCGGAGCTTCCCACAGCTTGCCGACAAGATGGCAAAGGCCTTCGGCGTGGCGACTGGCGAAGGATTCACGAACGTCGTGACCGACATTTTCGGCGTCATCACGGCAGCAGTCAGCGGTGACTGGGGACAGGCACTGACCAGCGGCATTACGGCCATCCTCGACTTCGCGGGGAGCGACTTCGGGCAGAAGATCATCGCAAACCTCGCACCCCTGCTGATGGGTCTGCCGAAAGTGTTCGGTGAACTGGCGGCGGGCGGCAAGACCCTGACCATCATGGGAAAGGCGGTGACCGTAGCCGGAAAAGGCGTGGGTTCGCTGGGGCTGAGCCTCGGCGGGCTTATCGGCGAGGGCGGCGTACTGAGCAAGATCATCTCGACCGTCGTTCAGTTCGCGGCCAACCTTGGGCCGGAAGGGTGGATCATTGCCGCCATCGTGGCGGGCGTGGCCGTCTGCGCCGGACTTATCATTAAGAACTGGGACAAGGTGGTGGAGTTCTTCCAGAACTTCGGCAAATGGGTCTCGAACCTGTTCTCGAACATCTGGAACGGCATCAAGAAGGGCTTCGAAGGAATCGGGAACTTCCTGAGCAAGGCTTGGGAAGGAACCAAAAAATTCGTCTCCGGGGCCATCGACACCGGCAAGAACTTCGTGAAGGGCCTTGGCGAGGGCATCAAGAACGCGGCGACCGGCGTGGTAAACGGAGTGAAGACTGTCTGCTCCAACGTGGCGAACGCAGTGAAGAACTTCTGGGGCATCCACTCGCCCTCGACCCTGATGGCCGAGATGGGCGGATACATCTGCGCGGGCTTTGCCAAGGGCATCACCGACAGCAGCGACGGTGTGAACCGCAGCATGGAAGACGTGATGAGCGGAGCCGAGGGCGTGGCCCTGATGGCTGCCAACAGTCTGCTGGGCGCGCTGAGCACCGACGACGCGGACGAACCCCTCATCCGGCCCGTGGTGGACCTGAGCGATGTTCAAAATGGAGCTGACTGGATCAACACAAACCTCGGCGAAGACCGAAGCTTTGCGCTGAGTGCCGAGAGGAGCGCGGGACTTGCCGGAAGTGTGGCACGGAAAGCGGCTCAGAACCGCAGCGCCGCGCTGGAAGCGGACACCCCCGACCCGAACGTGATGTCCAACCGGGACATCGTGGAGAGCGTACAGGCGCTGGGCGAACACGTGGACGGCATTGCGGAAGCGGTGCGGAACATGAAGCTCAGCCTGAACGGACGACAGCTCGTGGGCGGGATCATTGACGAGGTGGATGTACAGATGGGAAAGCGGGTGAGAAGATGAGCGCAGAACAATTTCTGACGGAAAATGGGAAGAAATTCTCGGACCTTATCTTCATCCAGCCCGAACGCACCAGCAACTACATCGACTTCTATGTGCCGGAGCAGACGATCTCGATGCGAGAGATGAACCTGATTCCGACGGAGCCGATCCACCCGCCTGTGTTCGAAGAGGCCTACGCGGAGCTTTCCATCGCGACCTACAACGGCACGGTGGAACCGCCCCGGATGGGCGACCGGGTTTATAAGAACGCTACCGGCACATGGACGTTCCGCTATCAGCTGGACGGGAACGCGCATTCCCCGTGGGACGGGTTCAACTCGCTCCACGGGCATGCCGTCCATCACAGCATCGGCGGCGGAATGGATGTGCCGAATGAAGAGAGCAAAGCATTATACCCCGGATGGCACGGGCACAACTGGACGATGGCAAATGACCTTGCCCGGCTGTACCGGTTCCTCCAAGGAAAGGATGAGCTCCAATGTAAGATCAATATCGACGGTGTAACGACCACACAGAACTATACCGGACGGTTCGTTGTGAAAAGCCTCAATGCCACGGCAAGCGGGGAGACAACGGTGACCATCGGATATGACATTGACCCACCGGAAGGCTGGGGCATGTAAGAAAGGAGGCGGTGCGAGATGACACCCATGAGCCACGACGCGCAAATCGGTGCCTACCACACCGCAAACGACCTGCACCTGATCCCGGCGACAAAGCTTCTGGTGGCTCCGCCCCAGCCGCGGCGCATCACCGTTGACGTACCCGGCCGGAGCGGTAGGTTCGACTTATATCGGACCGTGACAGGTACAAGGCGGTACGATAACCGGGAGGGAAGCTGGAACTTTTACATTGACACGGACGGCTGGCGGAGCAGTTGGGGCACACCGGGACTTTATACGGCCTACCACAAGATCGGCGCGCTGCTGGGAGCCCAGAACACCGGGCCGAACGCCGTGACGGTGCATCTGGATGATGACCCGGCCTTCGTATACAAGGGCAGAGTCTGGATGGTGAATGACTACGCGGCGGCGCAGAATTACTCGAAGATCACCCTGAAATATAAGCTGTACCCCTATAAGGAGCTGGCGAAGCCCTTGGAAGAGGACTGGCTGTGGGACGAGCTGAACTTCGAGTGCGATCTGGCTCCGCAGCCATGCGGGCGGCTGGAACTGGCACCGGGAGAAGTGCGGCGGGTACAGCTTCCACCGTGCGACCGTGACCACAGCGATGTCCTTATCACACTGCTGGAAGGAAAAGCCCATGTGGACACACGAATGTGCTTAGGGAAAGACTACGAGACAGATGCAACGAACCGGGAAGAGTGGAGTTACGATCTGCCATTGAACAATGTCAGTTCTGCGAACTATACATGGCTCAGCGCGTCGAACGACCCGTTTTACGACAATTACGAGATCCGGCTTCAAAATAAATCGACGACCGAAAAAGCTGTTTTTTCGATCCAGTATCAACCAAAGTATTTGTGAGGTGAGAGGATGTTCAATCAGATCTTTGCAGGAGAATGCAAAGTCGTGAAAGACTCGGCCATGCACGACACCTATACGGACCGTGATATTTACGACGGCCTCCAGTGGGTGACGCAGGAGCTGATCTACCATTATGACGGAGACGGCAGAGATTATTTCGACGAGCATTATGGGGACAAGAATCTCAGCAAGCGTCCTTACGCCTATGACATCACCCTGACCGAGGAGAAAAATGAGATCGCGACACTGACCTTCACCGTCGCAAAGGACAACCCGTACTATGGCAAGTTCGCCATCAAGCGGACCAAGATCGGCGTCACGGACGTCAATGATACGCTGTTCTTCGGGTATGTAAGCGAGATCGCACTGAACTTCGACGGGAGCAAGACCATCATGGCGAAGTCCATCCTCGGACTGCTGGAAGAGAGCGAAGTGACCTTACGCCCCAAGAGTCATTACCTGACCGATATGACGGATGACATCATTGCAAACGGCGCGCCGATCCTTTACACGGCCATCAGCAACATTGAATCACCGAGCGGAGATTCCGCCTTGGGCGTGCCGACCTTCAATTACGGCAAGGTGACCATGTTGCTTGGCAAGAAAGTCGATCTTTCAGACAGCGGCACCGTGATCGGAACACGCTGGAATATCATCCAGACCTACCTGACGGACGAATACGACGGATATCTTCAGCTGCGCTATGAGACCAATGGTGATGGTATTCTGTACTTCGTCATCGATTATCTGCTGGAGCCGCCCAGCACGAACAATCAGGAAGTGCGATATGGGCTGAACATGCTGAATCTGACCCTGACGCAGACCCTGCCGACGAACCTTGTGAACTGTGTCCGAACCAACAAGCTCGTGAGCAGTTCGAAAGGCTGGTGGATTTTCAAGCAGGTGTCCACGGATTTTGTTGGCGGAGCCGCGGAAGACAGCGCCTCGGTCAAGAAATTCGGCTATCACACCAAATGGCTCGTGACAGACGATGGCAACACCGAGGCGGAGCTGAACAAGCTCTGCAAAGAGGAACTGAACAAGTATCCGCACGACGTGGAACCGGAACTGGACGTGGAGGCCATCGATCTGACGGACGTGGGAGGATATCGAGTCGGACGGCTAGAGCTGCTGGGCAAGACCCATGTCATCTCGGAACCCCACGGCATTGACGGGTGGTATGTCTGCACGAAGGTAGTGAATACCATCGACCAGCCAGACCGGAAGGAATTCCATTTCGGGTTCGCACCCAAGAAGCTGAGCGACCAGCAGAAGGCCACGGAAAAGAAGGCGAAGGAAGGAAAGCTGAGTCTGCGGGGCGTGCTGGCACATCTGAATGGGTGAGACCAGCCCTCTCAGCGCGCAATGCGCCGTTAGCGCGGTTGCTTGCAGCTCCACGATGAGAGGCATTTTTTTTTTTGTGCGGGCACAGAGGAAAGGATTTTTCAAAATGGAGTTTACGATCGAACAAATTGTGAGCGGCGTACGGAACGCGCTGTACGGGCGGGAAGTACGAGAGTGGATCGCGCGGCTGGGCGAATACTGCGTGGTACTGGCACAGAAGGAGGAAAAAATCCTCAAAAAAGCCAATGCCGCCGCCGGTTCCGCCGCCGCAGCCGCCCGGAGCGAGAGCGCTGCGGCGGGAAGTGCGTCCGAAGCGGCGGGAAGTGCGTCCGAAGCGGCGGGAAGCGCCGGTTCCGCTAAGCAAGATGCTGACCGGGCAACGAAAGCTGCCAATAATGCAGCCAACGCGGCCACGGACGCGCTGAAGAAAGCCAAGGATGCAGGAGACTTCAAGGGTGATAAAGGTGACACCGGCCCGCAGGGCCCTTCCGGGACCATCATCCGGGCCTATGATATCACACTGCCTGTCGCTGGCTGGGCCGAGACTTCGGACGACGAGGCGAAGGCCGCAGGGTGGAGCTATCAGTGCGACGCTGCCGTGAGCGGCTGCACAGCGGAGCTGGAGCCCAGCGCCACCATCAGCATGGAAAGCGTGCCGGGTGCCCAACAGGCAGGTCTCGGAACCATTTGTGGCACCGGTGCCGGGTATTGCCGCTTTTATGCGGCCACGGTTCCTTCGGCAGACATCCATCTACGGCTTCTGCTGATGGAGCGGGTCCCGATCTAAAGGAGGCATGTTCTATGGCAATCGGAGCAGTCAACACGCTCGGCAGCAAATGGGTGCCGCCTGTTGGCGTGATTATCACGACCGGCAGTTCTGTCAGCCCGGCGGCTTACTATGCCGCAACCAGTTGGGTGCAGATCAAGGACTGTTTCTTCATGGGCGCGGGCGGCAGCTACACGCTCGGCAGCACAGGCGGCGCTGC